TGAATGTAATGACAAACCCAGTAAGCCCCGCTGGAACTCCCAGGAGAAATGCAGCCATGCCAATCAGGATGCCCCTAACAATATCTGAGCCTAGCGAACTATCGATTAGCTCGCGCGCTGGTGAACCGGTGCCAAATGCTTCGCCTAGAGCAGCGATAAAGTCACTAACAAGCGTGTTTAGTGCAGACGCAACTTCTCCAAGGAAATTGACGCCAGTTATAATTCCCTCGACAATAGATGTACCAATCTCGCTCCAATCAGTCTCCTTGACCTTTGCAGCGATCGCCTTGACGAACTCGATAACCATGCTCGCGGCGTATTCTACGTTCCCGGCGGCGGTTTCAAGGCCGGTAGAGATGCGATCCATGATGATTTGCCCAATCGCCTCCCAGCTTGAGCCTCCACCGTAGAACACATCTGTGGGCGCTTCAGGTATAAGATCGCCAGGCATCCAGTCTGGCGTTGTAGGGAACCCAGGCTGACGCTCAGGCCACAGGTCAAGCCCGTACATGCGTTCGGCCATATCTGCCATCTCTAACTGGCCCATGAATATGTCTTTTTGTAGCTGATCGACATCGATGATCGGCCCAGTCTTAACCAGGCCAACACTCTCGCCAGTTAAAGCGTTGTACAAACCGTCCCTGAATGCGGTACCAATGTCAGACCAGCTAATGTTGCCGATCTCGGTCTTATAGTATTCCTCGATGTCTGCCGCCTCAAGGCCGGTGAATGCCTCAAGCAACTTTGTCTTTACGGTCGTACTGATTGATCCCCAGTCGATCGACGTTAGCGCAAGACCTATGCCAAGCAACCCAAGCATCACCAGGCCAACCGGGGTAGCAAGCGCGGTGAAGCCAGTTATCAGCGCCGAAACGGCCAGCCCAAGGCCGCCCAGGGCCAACGCCAGCGCCATGCCCTTAGCAATCAGGCCAAGCATGTCGGGGTCTAGTTGACCGACCTTGTTGATCATACCAATCAGGCCGCTGTCTTCGCTACCAAGCAGATTGCGTATTTCTGGCAGCAGTGTATTGGCGATTGCTATACCAAGATCGTTCAGCGTATTCCTGAGAAGATTGAAGTTTGATTTTGCCGTATCGGCAAACCTTGCGGCCTCATCGGTGGCCGCTCCAGCAGTCAGCGTATCGTCGCCAGCAACCGCAATTGCGTTCGCGAACTCTTCAGCGCCACCAGCAAGACGCAGCCACATGTCGGTTGCGCGTATACCGCTCAGGCCCATATCTTCCAGCAGCGATTTCATGTCTTCGCCGCTCTCTTGCGCTACGCCAAGTGACCGCGCGAAGTCTATTAGGAACTGCTCAGGGCTAGCAAGCCACAGCTCGCGCATTTGGTCTGCCGTCAATCCCATCAATGCAGACATCACATCGAATTCTGGCGTTAGACCCTGAATTGCGCTTTCAATCTTCAGCAGAGATTGAGACATCGTTGACCCGCCGGCCTCTGCATTAATGCCAAGCGAGGTCAAGGATGCAGCAATACCAAGGATGTGCTTGTCGGCTATGCGCACAGTGCTGCCAGCGCCAGCAAGACGCAACGCCATTTCCATGATCTCGCTTTCTGTTGTTGCAAATTGGTTACCGAGCGCAACCACAACATCGCCCATTTGGGCCACGTTCCCGGCGATATCGTCGGTTGCACCAACGATGTTAGCGTACCTCGCAAACATCGTGGCCGCAGAATCCGAGGTCATGTCGGTTGATATTGCGAGCTTTGTGATTGTGTCTGCAAACGCAAGGATTTCATCTGTGCCACGCACACCAAGCTGGCCCGCAATTTCGCCAATGCGCGCCAGCTCCACGTGTGCCCCAGGCAATGCAGAAGCAGCGCTTGATGCGCTGGTTGCCATTTCGCGAAAGCCCATCTCAAGCTCAAGTAGTGTTTCAGCGCCGTAGCCGGTGGTTTTCGCCACACCTGCCATAGCCTGTTCGAACTCCATAGCTTGGTTGACTGCCGCCACCAGCGGTGCGCCGGCTGCCGCCAGGACAATGCTTGCCTGTGCGATCTGTTTTGCATATTCGCGGATAGACGAGCTTGCACCAGCCAGACCGCTCTCCAGGTCTGTGGTATTTGCCCCGATCTCCGCTTGTAGCGATGCTACAGTATCAGGCATTACTTTCTCCTAGAGCCGCGCCTGGACGCACGCTTTCGCGCACTTTCCTCTGCCCTAGCAAGGCCATCTTTTACCGCAAGTAGATCAAGCAGGTCTTGCAGAATGCAGTTGTCAACCTGCTCGAATGTCCATCCAGCATCAAGCACTACTTTAACACGCATATACCTTAGAAAATCATCCGTGTCAAGCGGCGCTTTCATGGTAGCCATCGCGAAGACGGCCTTGCTTAGTTTCCCCCGATTTCCTCGTTAAAGGCTTTGATGACGGCTTTCTGGACAACAGTAAGCTGCTTAACGTCAAGCTCGTCATACGACTCCGGATCAGACGGATCGCCGGCGTACGGCCACGCTTCGACTGTCTGAACAAAGAAGTCGTAGCTTTCTAGCAGGTCAAGCTCCGTTAGCGAGTCCAGAAACCGTCTGTAGTCGCGCGCCAGCACGCCGTCGAAGTTGAACTCGAAGCCATCTGGGATGACGAATTTATCAAGCGCGTTACCACGGCCCCTTCTATTTCTTCTAGCCATTTTACCCCCCTATGTTGTTACGGAACTATTGTGCCATCAAAGCCGGATATCCACGCGCCGCGCCCTTGCAGGCTGATCGCCAATGTCACAACATCGTCGTACGGATAATCCAGATCGATGCTTGTGATTATTGCTTCAAACGCATGGTATGGGTTGCCGTCAGCAGAGCCGATCGGAGCCCAGTGTATTGTGCCGACATTGCCGGCTTCCATGCCAAACGTCTCCAGTGATGTGCCGCCGCTGTCCAACAGCTCTATGTCGGCGGTAACATCGCGAAGCGTCGGCAGGTGATAGCGGTCTAGCGCAGTACCAGCACTCGCGTCTGTGGTGTCGCCCGTTCTGGAAATAGCAAGCGAGCGATTGTCGCTGTAGTCGGACAACACTACCGCAGACCCGCCTTGCCAGAACAACCACAGGTTTCTGCCTACGTAGCGATCGATTTCGGGCATTTTCCCCTCCTATACCCTGGAAAGGCGGACGCGGTAAACTGCTCCGCCATGATAGGTAATGCGAGACTCTAAAGTCTCCGCATACCATATGCGTTCCCGGCGTGACAGATCAATGTGCGTCCATCCGGTAACGCTAAGTGTACCATGATTAAGTATATCACATATCAAATTATCGGCGCTGCCTGCCTGGATTGGGCTGTACGATACAGTCTTAACCATCCACCGCTCATCCACGCTGTCGCGCGGCGTAACATTCTCAAATCCACCACCCATTGCCTGCAATATAACATACGGCAACGATGCAGATGTTGGCGGCATTGTGTTATATATGTATGTTCCACCAAGATAGTCGGTTAGCGCGGTCCCATTGGACAGCATATCGTACAACCCGGTGGATATATCAAGTAATGGCATATTACACCACGATCAGCTCGTTCCAAGCCTTCTCGAACGGAATGCGATTCTTTTCAATCGCAGGAATAATAAACGGTCGCGCGCCGAATCTAGAAGTGCCAAACTCCTGGTAGATTCCGTACTCCACGCCATCCAGCACAAATCGCACCAGTGCGCGCGGCTTAATGACATGTATAGATGCCCTCAGTGTGCCAGTAAGCACGGGCGCGAATATCTTCGCGTCGCTTTCAACATCGTATGCCACTTTGTCTAGAATCGCTTCTGCTCTAGGTTTGATCTGCCCAATTATTTTATCTAGCTTAGACGTGTCTACCGTGACAGATATGGTGAATACTTTTTTCGATCTATATTTAGTCGCCATCGATATTTTCCAAGCGCACCAGCGTAACCCGCGTTACGGCCCTTTCTGTGTGCTGCTCGTATTCGATAACTACCTCATAGTATTCCCCACTGTGCAGTATCCGGTCGCCTGGCTCTAGATCATACGTTGGCGGTATATTCAACGTCAGTACCGACCGCATAACTTCTCTGCCGGCCAACAGTTGAATGTTTGTGTCTTGCAACGTTCTTGGGTCAAGCCTGCATGGAACGTCCGTATGCACGGTACCAAACGTGTATTCCGTAAAGCCGCCAACGGTTACCTCGATGCGCCGCAAGACATCGCATGTGTCATCAAGCAGATCAAGCACGTCTGCTCGTATATCTTCCAGCTCCCGGTCTGTAAGCATTGGACACATATTTCACCTAGTATAGGTCTGTTCTGGACATCACGCGAACCTTCGGCCCGCTGAGATTTGTATAATACGTAGCCATACTTAGGCAGTGATCGTAATACTGTGACCTTTTCAGCGTGTGATTGTCGGTCTTTATGTCGTACTTGTTAGATACGTGGCTGGCACGCTGACGCCACACATCAGACGCCGCAGCGTACATGTCGTACGATCGGTACGTCAAATATCTTACAGAGCCGGCCTGGTCGCTGTCGAACCGTATATACCCTGGACGCCAATAGAACTCAAAATCCTCTGTGATTTCTTCATATTCGCCGCCGCGCAGTCTCCACGCAACCGTTCCGCTTGCGGTCCCCTCTACGTACTTGTTTATGCCATGCGGTATGTAATATTCGTTATATTCCGAAGTCCCACCCACGCTGCGCGCAACGGGCTCTAACGCGATCTCGTAGTGATCAATGCGATATTGGTCAAGATACCCTTGCAGTTGCAGGTCTTCCCAATATGTTACTGTCCCAAGCGTGTAGTCCGCAGTGCCAGACTCCGTTAGCCTGCGCAGCTCGTCGATCAGGTCGTACATTCCATCGCGCACAGTCATGTCTTACTCCAGTCGGGCAAGCAACGCGCTCCACATATACCCAGACATATCATCCTCGCCTTCCGGGTAACACGTCACGCCGTACCAGTTGTCCGCGTCCGAGTTAACGTGGCATAATGTGCCATTAGGCACAGTAGCGATCACTTCACAAACCGAGTCGTCTGCGCACTCCCTGATATTCGCACCAACGCCCGCGCTAACGGAAACTACATACTCGGCATATGACTCAATGGTAGGAACAGGCTCGGCTGCATCGATGTACTCGATTTTTACCAGCCCAACGTATACGTCGGTATGTTTGATTGGGTACTCGCATATTGTCTTAAAGAACAGCGTAAATGTGTCCGACTCTGGCGTAAACTCGTAATACATGCTGTTCCACTCGTCGTACCAGTAATGCGGCGCTGTTGCGTTGCCGGGTATGTCAGAGCCGCGCTCAAGTAGGAGTTCGCCATACCAGTCTATGTCCTCTGAGGTCCACAGAACAGAGTCGCCATCGGCTTTACCTATGAACGCTGAAGCCTGAGACGGGTCTTCGCTGATCGTGGCGTCATCGTATGCGGACGACCAGACCATAAACACAACGGTCACTCGCACGGGGCGACCAGGTTCGATGCCGGTGATCGTCTGCTGGATGCCGCATTCCTGCGTTTTGTAGAAGCTGAACCACTGCTGGCTGCTATCGCCCTCGTACACGCGGTCATCGTAAGGTGACGTTGCTTCCTTCCACTCGCACGCGCCGTACTGCCAAGATGCTTCACCCTGCGGCCTGTAGAAGTTCGTCCACCCTGTCGCGACGTACTGCGACATATCGCGGTACGTGTACGGCTGCTCGAAGCCGGCGTTCTCAACCGTGATCGTGTCACTGTGAACTGGCTCGGTCGGCGTCTCCGTGGGCGTTCTGGTCGGTGTATATGTAGGTGTAACAGTCGCGGCGTTACTATTGGGCGTAGCAGACGGTGCAACCGCCGTTGGTGTCGCTACAGAACCGTCGAAGCTTGTGTCCCACGTAACGATACCAGACGACGGAAATTCGCTGCATCCCGCAAGCACAAACAGTGTGATAAACAGAAATATCTTATATTTACGCACAATTATTCTCCAACATTGGCCGCGCACATATCTTCTGTGCTTGCGCCATCCTCGTGAAGCTTATATATGGCAAGCGCGAATTCCTCGCGCGACCCCGAACTCGCCACGGCGGCCACATCCAGGCCGGTATAGCCCATGCTGATGAGGAACGTCACCATTTTCGCGCGCTCTGCCGCGCTGAATGGTAGGTCCACCCTCCTGACTTCTCCGCCACGCTCGTTGTGGGCGCTTGACATTTCTGGTGCCGGCGGTTCCTCAATAAAACCGAAGTCGTCGTGTGCGATCATGCCCAGAATGACATCCTCGGTCGTGTTCACCAGTATTACGCATGAATTGCTCTCGAACGGCGGCGTGTAGCTGCATGTGACGTAGCCGTACCCATCGACGCCGTGGCCGTCCACCGTGAAGCCGTGCGTTTCCTGGGTGGGCAGCGTTGGCCTCCCTGCGGCGCTGTCGAATTTCACCACGAACCGCGCTTTTGCCATTAGTTCACCCTCCATTCGTAATCGTCAAAGGTATTTGCGTTGTGGGTACTGAACAGCCCCCAGGTTTTCGCAGATGCGAACACGCCGTCGGTGATCGTGGTAGCGCTGACGGCTTCTGCGCCGTTGTAATCCACAGTGTAATTCGTCCCCGACCTGCTGAGTTTGAGCGCCTGCCCCGCGCCGTAGGTAATGTCGGCACTGGCGATTTCGGTGTACGCGCCCTCCACGCGCTTGACCAGTTTCACCCGATCGCCGCCAAGCGTGGCCTCTTCCAGGTAAGCCAACACGAAGTTGTCTGCATCGGCGTAGTGGACAATACCAGGCTGTGTGGTTTCGATCCGGGTGATAGCAGCCTGGGCGCATGCGTTGCTGAACG